AGACTTTTAGCCCAGATTCTCCACCACTTGTTAACTACCATTTAACTTTATCTGCCCAATATGCCGCAGACATTTTACCTTTAGCTATGTTCTTACCGTGTCGAGCTTTGAAGCTAGCACGTTTAGCCTTCATACGAGCAGATTCACCCGTCTTAGGTTTTCCTGCTGTGCTTGCCCCCTGTTCTCCAAACCTAATGGTCTTGATTTTGTCACCTTCTTTCGCCACAACAACATGGCTTTTTGTGTCGTGGTTAGGGGTACGCTTCGGTTTATTGTATCCATCAACTCCTGCTCTAGCTAGTCTTGGGTCTTTTGCTTTTGCCATTCTTCTTCTCTCCTGTATTATCAGCTAATTGTTTCTCAAGCTGTACAATCTTCTTAAATAGTTGCTCAAACTTTACATTTACTTGAGTTACTACATGTTCTAAATCTCTAGTTGTTACCATTACTGTAGTCCTTGTGGTTGTGGAGGAGTTGCCTGATTAGCAACATTGCCCTCTTTTACTGCTACTTCTCTTTCTTTTAACAACTGCTCTGAAATCTTCAGACGCTTCTCAAACTCTTTGTCATCTGCGTCACCAGACTTAAGATTAGTAGTGGCTGCTTTAATGCGATCAATCTCAAGCTCCTGCGGTATAGCCTGTGCTTCCACTGCCAACTTCTGCGCTCTAGCAGCAGACTCCTGTGCCTGTCCTTGTAGTGCAGCAGTCTGTGACTGTTGGAATGCCAACTGAGCTTGCTGTGCTGCCTGTGCTGCCTGCTGTGCTTCTGGGTTAGGCTGGTTAGCTTGCTCAAGCGTAGCAATCAACTCTTCACGATTAGACAGGTTCATGTTGTCAATGATAGATGTTACCAGCTTAGGATACATAGGCTGATCTGGTGACATAGTTTGTAGCAACTGTACAAGCTGTGTTACCTCGTACTCACGGGCAATGATGCCTAGTGAGCTAGAAGTGTGGAACTTGTAGTCAGCTACTGGATATAGCTCAGGCTCAAACTGCATGTAACGCCATGCCGCCTTCTGTACAAACGGAATCAGGAAAGAGTCTTGGAAGTTGATCAAGGTACGCTTGTGTCGCTTGATGATAGCACCTAGTGACATAGAGACACCAGCAGCAGTAGACTCGCCATTGATAGAACCAGCAATGCCTGCTGAGTCAATAGCACCTGTGGCAGTTTGCACCATGGTCTGTAGAGACTGTGCCTGTGCAAATGTAATCTGGCTTACGTTACCAAAGTTAAATGGCTGTAGAATCTCAGCAGGGTTGCCGTTGGTTAGAATAGTCTTCCCCGGCTGTATGCTTGGTTTAGCGCCTCTAGGCATACGAGAAGCATCCATAGCCATCATTGGGTGGATGGTCAGGGCAAGAGCATCAATCCTAGCGCGTAGTTCTGCGTCTAACGCCTTTTGACTGTTATACCCTTTCTCACATACTCCTCTGCCCCAGAAGCGGCTAGGAACGACATCCCAAGGGAATGCGACAACAGGACGATCCTGCATCATGTATGGGTTCTTCTCAGCCTTGAGTAGAATACCACCGTTAGCAATAACAACCATTGCCTCAACGTAGTAGGTTTCTTCTTCTTCGCTGTCAAACTCTACTACCTCTTCCTCTGCATCGTCATCTGCCATAGCTTCTTTAAGCAAGTGCGTAGGGACAAGACCGTAGTATTTAGTTAGTCTAATCTTGTCTTCTGAAAAGCTAGTAAGGTCTTGGTCAGGCTCTAGGTTAAAATCGCTAGTAGCTTCTGTAAGCTGTACGTCACGATATACACCCTTCTCTTGTAGCTGCTCAACCAAGTGGCTAGACACATACTCGTCTACAGCACAGCCCAGTGCAGAGTCAATGTCTGTTGCTACTGGGTCAATCAGGAAGTTCTGTGGCATGACAGGACGCAGCTTAACACAAGTGCGATCCTTAATGGTAACGCCTACTGCTTGTAGCTCACCGCCCATAACAGGCTGTGTAGCAGGAGCCATTTCTTTTTCTTCTTCTATTACAACTTCTGCAATGCCTGTACCAAACACTGCTGCGTTGATTAGGCACTCAGCTACGTTCTTACGGACTCTGTTCTTTGCAAAGTCTTCTTCCAAGTAACCACGCAAGGCTGCAATGTCGGCAGGGTTCTGATCTCTGACATCATCTTTAATGTCAAACCACTTACCACGACCAAAGGTAGCTTCCTCTAGTTCTGCAACTGAGGACTCCACAGCCTGCTGTAGCGCAGGAGAGATAATCTTAGATCGCTCTGACTGACGGGTCTGATCTTGTGCTGACCAATGACCACGCCATAGGCGGTAGTATTCTTCAAATTTGTCGGAGTAGTTGGCTTCGTAGTGATCGCGCCAATTATCACACTTGTCCATTACCCAGCCTTCAATGTCCTGCTCTAAGGTGAAGTTGTCTGCGCCTTCTAGTTCCATAGTTAATATCCTGCGTATTTATCTAAGAATTCGTAGTCCTCTTCTTCATAGTCATAAGCATACGAGACTTTGGCTAACTGGTCTATGTACGCTAAGGAGTCTATCAAGTCATCATGGACTAAAGGATTAGGGAACTGAAACAACTCGTCTAGGAACTGAGTATTCCACTTTCCCTTGTTTAATGTAATGTTGCCGTGTTCAAAGCGTCCTTGTAACGCCCACACAATTCTATCTGTCTTCTTCTTGTTACCGTGGGTAAGTTCTTCTATGCGGAAGAATCGTTGATGGCTCTTCATCTGGTCATTGAGGTACGGGTAAACAGCGTTCTTTAACGCTCCTTTTTCAATTCCAACCGCAACTGGTTGATAGTCTCGTACCGCTTCAAAGATACGTCTGGCAGTCTCTTCAACGCCCCAGCGCCCATGTATGATATTAGCAACCCACCAACCAGAAGGCCCAGCCTTAACCACAGCAATCCCCGTTTGGTCAAGCCTTTTAGTTTTGGTAGTAACTTTTTGTACGTCTGCAAATCCAGCCAAATCCACGGCAATATAATACTCACCGTCAGAAGGCTCTTCCTCGCTAAACTTAACATCTTCTTCTTTAAAGAGTTCACTACCGTGGGCCTCAAAGCTTGCCATGAACTCCTGTCGGAATGAGAAGGCTGACATACTCTTCTCAGCAGCTTCGATCTCTTTAGGGTCTAGCAACGGGTTGTCAAAGCTAGTGTAGTGATAACCTTTAAACGAGTCATCTTCAGATACACTAGCGTATTGGTATAAGTCATAGAAGTGGTTGCGTCCCATTGGCGTACCAATGAACATCGCAGAACCCTTCTGATCCGCAAGAGCAGGGCGTAGGATTTGCTCCCACACCTCTGGTTTCATGTCAGCGTATTCGTCCATAACCAAGAACTTCAAGCTAACACCACGCATAGTCTCAGGTCTATCAGCACCCTTCAGCGTCAACAGCGCACCGTTGATAAACTTAATCTGTAGGTTGTTGACATGGCTTGACGCTATAACGCTATGGCCTAGCTCCAGCAACATCTGCCACATAATGTCCCTAGCCTGTCCCTGTGTAGGGGCAACGTAGAACACCTGACCTTTCTTAGCTGACAAGCAGTTGAGTATTAGCGACCACGCAGCTAACCTACTCTTACCTGTGCGTCTACCTGCCGCTATCACTTTAAAGCGTGTAGGGTCGTTGTAGACCTCTTGCTGCCATGGTAACAGCTCAACCTTTAAATCAGTCAAGCTAGTACGTCCACATTACAGGAGATTCATTACCGTCAAGGTCGCGGATGTCAACATGCACAAAGCTACTAGCAACTCCAATTCCTGAAAAGCCCATCGAGATAGCCTCTTGAACAATCCTAAACCGTTGTACACCGCTGTTGACTTTGATATCTGCTGCAATACCTTGGGCATGAGTTCCTGCTTTCTCCTTCTTTGCTTCAATGGGGTGGTCTTCAGAACGATAACCACTCGTGATGACAAAGGGGAACCCACAACGTGCGCGTAACAAATCCAACTTCAATAACAATCTATCACTGATCTCGTTCTCTCCTGTGTATTGACAGGCGAACTCTTCTCTAGTGAAGTAATCTAGGTCTTCATTGATATTATACATCTGTGTATTCCCCTTCAATGGGTTCTTCATTACCAGAGATCACGGTAGTCTCGCCACCGACACCAGTAATGGAAATATTAATAGCACTTTTGCCGTTAGTTCCCTTGTCTTTCTCAAAGTAACTGACGGGTAGTAGTCTATCCATGCAGAGCTTCCAAGCCGCTGCCTGATTCTTATGTTCATCGTCCAAGGCTGCGTTAAGTATCGCGTCCAACACCTTCCTACTCTTAGGGGATGCCAGCATTCTAGCCTTGTATTCGTTAATTACCGCTGCATCTCCCTTGGGTCGCCCTACTGCGTTACGTTTACCCTTGGTTTTTGACGCTACTGAACCTTTTTTTGGCCGCCCAACCCGCTTCGCGGACTGACCAACCTCTGAATCCTTACTACTCAAGGTCTACTCCTTTGGTTATCTTAAGTATACTTAAGTATTCTTTAGGATTATACTTTAATTATTATTTAAAGAATATTCTTAAAGGGTTCTTAAGTATACTTAAGGCGCTTGGTTGCCTTTGTCTCTATATTATACTAAATATTATAGCATACTTCTGTTCTAAAGTCAAGCACTATTTACTATATATCCTTAAGTTTCTTTAGACCGCCAGCCTAGCCTAAAGTTCCCTACTCGTGTCATACTTTTTTATTCTAATGATGTCCCTTCTTATAACCTGCGGCTACTTAAGGGCCAGCTTGTGTTTCCTTATGTACATCAAAGGCTTACAAGTATTCACAAGACTTATACATGTATCCTAATTTCACCCTTTTTTGTATACC